CATTGAGGATAAGGTCGTAAGCCTTAAGTTTGACAATGCCCAGTTCGCCAAGGGTGTGCAAAGCTCCCAGAAATCTCTAGAGCAGCTCAATAAGACTCTGGAGATGAAGGGCGCCACCAAGGGTCTAGACGATGTCGAAGGCCGAGCTAATCGGTTTAATCTAGGGGGGCTTGCCGAAGCACCGAAGACCGTTGCGAACGGATTCAGTGTCATGGCGGGCGCCGCAGCGGTTGCCCTTGGTAACATTGCCTCCCAAGCGATTGCAACCGGCGCGACTCTCCTCAACTCGTTCACGATGCAACCCATCATGGACGGTTTCGGAGAGTACGAGACCAAGATGGGGTCTATTCAGACAATTCTGGCAAACACCGCTGCTAAGGGTACCACCCTTTCTCAGGTTACCAGTGCTCTGGATACGCTGAATACCTACGCGGACAAGACCATATACAACTTCGCGGAGATGACTCATAACATCGGTCTCTTCACGAACGCAGGTCTGGGCGTCGAAGAGTCTGCTTCGATGATTAAGGGTTTCTCGAATGCGGCTGCCGCATCCGGAACCTCATCCTCTGCAGCAGCTAATGCTGCATATCAGCTCTCGCAGGCGCTCTCCGCTGGCGAGATCAAGTTGATGGACTGGAGATCCCTCACCAACGCCGGCATGGGTAACAAGAACATGCAGGAAGGTCTTATTCAGATCGCTGACGCTATGGGGACTCTCAGTAAGTCTGGAGTCTCAGCATCTAAGGTCCAGGAAGACTTCAATGAGAGTCTTTCTAAGGGATGGCTGACAGCAGACGTCATGTCCAAGTACCTTCAGATCATGGCTGGCGATATTGACGCCGCTACCATGGCTGAGATGGGACTTACGGATGCTCAGATCGAGCAGTTCCAGGTCCAGCAGAAGAACGCTGAAGAGGCGGCCACTAAGGTTCGAACCTTCACTCAGCTCGTCGGAACCATTCAGGAAACTGTAGGCTCCGGATGGGCTAAGACCTTCGAAATCCTCCTCGGTAATTTCGACGAAGCTTCCGAGCTGTTCACGAACATCAACAATGTCATTTCTCCGATGGTTGACGCCATGTCCGACGCTCGAAACAACCTACTCCAGGGTTGGGTCGATCTCGGCGGCCGTAAGGACATTATTGACGGACTGTCTTCCGCGTTCAACACCTTCTCGAGCATTATTTCCACAATCGGAAACGCGTTTAATGAGATTTTCCCGCCGGTTACGGCCGAAAACCTCAAGGCTATTTCCGAAGGCTTTAAGAATCTCATGGATTCCATGAAGCCTAGCGAGGCGACTCTTCAAACAATTGGAAATGTCGCCAAGACGGTCTTCGCAGTCCTTAAGACTGGAGCCCAGATCGTAGTATCTGCTTTTAAGGTCTTGGGGGCGGTTGTCGGAGGAGCACTCTCGTTCATCGGTAAGGCATTTGGAATGCTGAAGACGGATGAGATCGGAAATAGTCTGGGCTCTTTCAGTGAAAAGCTCGCCAAGTGGAATGGTGCTGCTGAAGGGGCTAAGAAGGCCGTGGAGGCAATCAACAAATTCTTCGATGGCCTCAAGTCCAAGCTCGAAAACATTAGGCCGACACTTGAATCTTTCGGAACTACCATTTCGAACTTCTTCAAGAAGTCAGAGTCTTCTGGAGAAGGCGGCTCTTGGATCTCCAAATTTGTTGAGAAGTGGAAGTCCGCGGTTGGTGTCGTGACTGGGGCTATTTCCCAAATGTCTCAGGCTATTTCCAACTTCTTCAAGCGGGACCTCAACAAGGCAGGTACCGGTACGCATATTTGGGATTCGATTAAGAATGCCACAGCTAAGTTTGTCGACTGGATCTCAAACCTCAACATCGGTGATATGCTAAAGGACGCTGTACAGATTGGCGGTCTCGCAGCTGTATTTGCTGGTATCGTTAAGGTCTTGAAGTCCTTCGAGAACATTGGCAAGTCAACAGAGGGAGTGTTCAAGTCTGTTCAAGGCATGTTCAACTCCTTTGGATCAATCGGTCAAGGTCTTGGAAACGCCCTAGGGTCTGTTCAAGGAGCTCTTAAGGGTTTCGAAAACGATCTTAAGGCTAAGGCTCTCATCAAGATTGCTGGAGCCATCGGCATTCTAGCGCTTTCACTTCTGGTGATGTCTCTGATACCTCTCACAGCCCTGGCAGGATCTGTCGGCGCTATGGGAGCTTCCATGGCGGCGCTTGTCGGTGGTCTTACGATCATGGACAAGTACGCTAAGGATCCCAAGAAGGTCATGATGCTGGCAGGCTCTATGCTCATCATGGCGGGTGCGGTATTTGTCATGTCGCTCGCGGCAAAGTCCCTCGCAGGAGTCGATACTGGTTCCCTCGCGGCTGCTAGCGTCGCAGTTATCGCGCTTCTAGGTGCCATGGTGGGTATGACCAGAGCTATGAACGGCGCTGGTAAGAAGGCAACTAAGAATGTCATACTAATGCTTGGCATGGCGATTGCGGTCAAGATTCTTGCTAAGGCAGTCGCTTCCATCGCGGAGCTATCGCCTACCCAGATGGCTTCTGGTACTATGGTTGTGGTGGCTCTTATCGGAGCCATGACCGCAATGACCCGTCTCGTCGGAAAGGGTAAAGGCGCCAAGATAGGCTCGCTATTCCAAATGGTTGGCGTGGCGTTGGCCGTGTATATCCTTGGTAAGGCAGTCGCTAAGCTCGGAGCCCTGGAAACCAATGCCCTTATCAAGGGTACCGTAGCCACCGCCGTGATTATTGGCGCACTTACTCTATTCGGTAGGTTCGCCAAGATCAAGGGCGGATTTGGTAAGGCGCTGATGTTCGTGGCTATCGCTGGATCAGTCTATCTTATCGGAAAGACTGTTGCGGAATTGGGTAGCCTAGAGCAGAGCCAACTTCAAAATGGCACCATTGCTACCATGCTTATCATGGCTGCGATGATGGTTATGGCTAAGCTGACACAGTCGGCCGGTGACCTAACCATGGCATTTGCAAGTGGCGTGTTCCTGGCAATCGCATATTCGGTCAAGGTCATCGGCGAGGCCATCATGCAACTCGGAGCCTTGGATCAGTCTTCTCTGATCCAGGGTGGTGTCGCAACTGCGCTTATTCTAGGCGTCCTTGCGGCAATTGTGATGCTGATGGCCAACTTGACGGAACCTTCGGAACTCGTAGCGCAAGCTATCATGTGGATTGCTTTGGCGGCAACGATGTATATCATCGCTTCGTCCATTGCAATGCTCGCTGAGTACCCGTGGGAAGCCATTGCAGTAGCGGTTGCAGCTCTTCTCGGGACGATGCTTGGACTCGCATTGATTTCAATGCTCGCTCAGGGTAGTGTCGGTGGAGCTGCTGCTATGCTCATATTGTCAGTGGCAGTAGTCGCACTAGCATTCGGTCTGTCCATTCTTGCCGGAATCGGTCTTGAAGGGTTGGCCATCGCTATTGTGGCGCTCGCGGTCGCTCTTGGCGTCCTCCTCCTTGCAGGATTCCTTGCACAGATGGTGGCTCCAGGTCTGGCGATTCTAGCGATAGCGATCCTAGCCATCGGTGCGGCATGTCTTCTGGCTGGCGTTGGCGTACTGATGCTTGGTATCGGCATGGGTATGCTTGTTACGGCGTTGATCGCTGCGGGTGCAGTTAGTGGTTCGACCATCGTGAAGATGACTGCTGGACTTATAGCGTTCGCTATCGCAGGCCTTATGGCGGCTCCGGCAGCTCTCGCTCTCGGAGCTGGATTGCTTATGATGGGTATGGGCTTGATGCTTGGCGGAATTGGTATGCGTATCATGACCGCTGCGATCAAGCCATTCATCCAAGCAATCAACCAGGCGGATCAGATCGGTGTCGTTGCAACTGCGAAGTTGGCCGGTGCAATTACAGCGATCGGTGGCGCTGCTACGGTGGCTGCTCCCGGCATGATGCTATTTGGTACCGGTTTGGCTCTGGCCGGTGTTGGACTGCTAGCATTCGCCATCGGTGGCCTAGCTGCAATGGCGGTGGCACCTCTCCTTGGTATGGCATTTTCTTCTGGGATCGACCAGCTGAATTCTGCTCTGGGACGTATGAATCCGACAATCGCGAGCTTCTCAATTGCAGCAACCACTTTAACCACGGTTGCTACAACACTGGGAACTAGCGTTAGCACGGCATTCAACAGCATTACCATAGCCATCGCATCCTGTATTCCAATGATCCTAGCGTCATGTGTGATGTTCCAAACACTCGGAACCACAGTTGTTCAGAACATCGTCTCTGGACTGCAGTCCGCAACCCCGCAGATTAACATCGCACTGACGACGCTCGTCATGACTCTGTTCACGACGTTCGTTAGTCATATGGCGCTCGGACAACCTATGGTTTACGCAGGTATGCTCGCACTGGCTGGCCATATTTCGCTGGCACTCACTCGCGTCACAGGTATGGTCCGAATTGCTATCAACAGTCTAGTCATGGACATGTTGAGTGCGCTGTCGTCCGGTCTTTCCAACCTCAGCAATTCAGTATATGCATCTGCAATGCAGACCGGTTACTGGATGGCTGAAGGTCTCCGCATTGGTTTCACAAACCAGCGAGGAGCCTTGGTGGAGATGGCTCGTTCAACAGCCGCAGCAATGCTCGCAGCCGCTAACTCGGAACTCCAAGTCCACTCTCCTTCTAAGGCCTTCATGCGCACAGGTTACTGGGCGGCTAAGGGTCTTGAGATTGGGTGGACCGATACGGCAGTTAAGGCTGTGGACGCGGTGTCTCGCACCGCAGAGGAGTTCAACGAGGCGTTCAGCGACATCATCTCGTCCATTGACATGGATGAGATCTCCGATGACATTAACCCTGTCATCACACCGGTCCTTGACCTCTCTGAGGCTAAGGCCGGAGCTGACGATCTCCGATCTATGTTCGGTAACGAGTCCTTCCGTGGCGTTCAGAACGCTGCGTCCGGGATCAATACTCGAACTTCTGATCAGAGTAGTCAAAATGGCAGTCAGAAGACTGTCGTGTTCAACCAGTACAACAACTCACCGAAGGCTCTGTCCGAAGCCGAGATCTATCGGCAGACGAAGTCTTCAATCTCTAGGATTGCAAGAGTATGATCTACACCATTGTCGCGACAAACGACAAAGGTGACTCGGTTGAGCTGGACCTGGCCAATCCCTGGGCCGGAGGCATCGCAGTAGTTGGTGCTTCCGGCTTGGGGCCGGCCGACGGTACGATCAACACAGTCAACTTTGCCACATCAGACGGAGCCCTCTTCAATTCGTCGAGAATCAAGTCTCGAGATATCGAGCTGAATCTCAAATTCCTAGGCTCCGACATCGAAGCAGTACGACATCGTCTGCTTCGTTATTTCCGCGTTAAGCATCCAATTACGCTTGACTTCATTACAGACTATCGACACACCTACATTACAGGTCATGTCGAGAAGAACGAGATCGACATCTTCTCCAACAGTGAGGGTGCAGACATCACAATCGTGTGTCCGAATCCGTTCTTCAAGCTTCGAGATCCTGCCAAGGGTAAGAACTCGGTTCGATTCACAACGTCTACCCCGTCGTTCGAGTTCGAATTCCAAGATCCTCAAGCGCAGTCACCAACACTTGTTTTCGGTGAGATGACTTCGACCGGGGAAACCGTCGTAGTTTACGAAGGCGACGCTGACGCATCTACGATCGTAGATATTCAGTTCCTAGGTCCTGCTACAGGATTGAAGCTTTACAACACAACAACCCAAACTCGTATCAACATCGATACCAACGAGATTTCTAGACTTTTCGGATCCACTATCAAGGCCGGAGACCGTCTAAGTATCTCTTCAGGTGTCGGTGACAAGTATGTAAAGGCATATCGTGACGGTAAGGTTTACAATGCTTTGAGTGCTCTTGATAGGGACTCTGATTGGATTTTCCTCACTCCTGGGGATAATCTGATTACGGTCCGAGCCGACACCGGCATCGACAACGTATCAGCCATCATTTCCTTCGAAAACCTCTACGAAAGTATCTGATATGGAATTCCGTGTTCTAGACGAAAACTTCAATCAGGTCCATATTCTGGATGATTTCAAGAGTGCTATCTGGACTGATCGGTTCTTCGAGGCAGGAGACTTCACCATCAAGCTGCCTCTAACCGGTAGAAACCAATTCGAGATCCACATTGGACGATATGTGTGGAGCTCCCTGTCGAATCGGATCATGATGATCGAAAAGATCGTCATCGAGTCCTCCGCAGATGACGGTTCGATCATGACCATTTCTGGACGCAGTCTGGAATACCTCATGGCTCGACGAATCATCTGGGGTATGCGTAGATTGCGCACGAGTCTCCACGAAGCCATCCGTGTCATGCTGGTTGAGAACATGATCAATCCGTCGGATCCCGAGAGGGCCATGAGTTGGCTCACGTGGGAATCTAACAACGTTGGTAAGATGGCTAAGACCTGGGTGGACGTTCAGTACACGGGTGATAATCTCTACACCGCAGTGACAGAACTCATTTCCAAACACCATGTAGGGATCGCGTTCCTGTACGATGGTCCTGGAAAAATTCGAGTACGTCTCGAAGAGGGTGTAGATCGATCCTACAACCAGAACACCAACCCATTTGTCGTGTTCTCCCCAAAATTCGACAATCTCATCTCCGGTCGATACGCTTCGGACATCACCAAGTTGAAAACGGTCGCTCTAGTGGGTGGTCCTGGTGAGGGATCGGATCGAAAGTATGAAACCGTATCCAGTGGAGCAACTTCCGGGTGGGCTCGACGCGAAGTGTTCATCAACGCCTCATCGGTTCGCGATAAGGATGAGGACAACAAAGCAATTCCGGAGGCTACCGTCAGGGCAAACCTCCGTGAAGAAGGCACCTCAAAGCTAAACAAGTCTGAGAATCAACACCTGATAGAATTTGATGGCGAGACGTCCGAACACACGATGTATGTGTACGGTACGGATTACCACATTGGAGATCTTGTACAGATTCAGGACGCCAACGGCTTCAACGTGCCCACACGCCTCATCGAATTCATCCAATCTCAGGACAATTCAGAGGTTAAGTTCTACCCAACATTCAAACAAGATAGTACGAGTTCGTAGGAGTCAAAATGGCAGTAACTTCGGGATTCTTTAATTCTATCAACGGTGACCGAAAGTATAGTGCCGAGCAGTTTGGTGCTATCTTCGACGGCGTTATCGTGGATGGAGTCTTCGCATCTGTCGGAGAAAAGTTTAGGGTCGTTCCTGCCGGTGGAAACACTGTCGAGATTGGCTCTGGACGAGCTTGGTTCCGACATGTGTGGATCTGGAACGATGCGCCTATTCGTCTGGATCTCAACCCGGCAGATGTCCTCACTAACCGTATCGACACGATCGTTATCGAGGTCGATACCAGGACCCAGAACCGTCGAGCGACCATCAAGGTGGTTGAAGGCGATCGAGCAACCACCCCCCGTCGACGTAACATGATTCGAGATGGTGGTGTGTATCAGTACCCTATCGCAGATATCTACCGTAACTCGGGAGACCGGCAGATCCAGGATCGTCACATAACGTACCTTGTCGGTACTGGTGATACTCCTTGGGTGACCGGTCCTCTTACGACGATTGACGCGACTGATATTTTCAATCGCTGGGATCGGACCATGAACGAGCAGAAGGCAGAGGCACAGGCGGCCTATAACGAGGCCACTACAAACATGCGTAACGAGGCCTACGCCCTTCTCAACGATATTCAGGGTATGATCGGTGGCGATTCGGTTAGCGCTATGGCCGCTCAGATCATCGAACTGAAGCAGCGTTTCGGAGACGACTCGAGTGGAACGGTCCGCTTCGACACGATCGAAGACCACAATGGTTCGTCGATTCTCGATTCTAACAGCCAGCCGATCCTCGGCAAGATTATTTACAGGAGGGCTTAATGTCACGAGTACGAGACCTACCTAAAGTGAATTCCGCGTCTGCGGGTGATTATATTCTCATTGACGGTCCTTCCGGAACTCGAGCGATGGCCGCAAACAAGCTCGGAGGACCTCCGAACCCTAGTTCTGCTAGGGCGTTTTCGTGGCCCGATCTTATTCGTCCGGGAGGACTCTCTCAGCGAAACAACATTGTTCGCATGGAGAATAAGGGTGTGTTCGACTCCCGAGCCATACAGGTCCTCAACGACCACTCATATTCCACACTCTTCCTGGGGGATTATTGGGACCTCCCAGGCGTGGGTAACATCGTCGTTGCGGGGTTCAATTTGGCTCCGGGGGTTTCTTCAGATCACGTTATCCTCGTGGTTATCCCCTACTCGAACCTCAGGGCGACCACCCATTCGGTAGCTGCCGAAGCGGTTCGTGTGGGACAGATGATTACGAACAATCCGAGCTTCCGTGGTCTTAAGACGAAACAATCGACTATCAACCGCCCTGGTGGCGTTGTATGTCGAAACGCGCCGTTCTTCCCGCTGACACTCGCCGAGATCGGATACCCGAGTCCTCTGGAGGAGAACGTTACGTATATTCCGCTTCCCGGAGTGGCGTGCCACACCCCTTCTAGCGTATCGACGGCTTCTGTCATCGATTCGAAGCTGGTCTCCATCGGTCCGGATCGGACTCTGAACACTACAACTCTCCAGCCGGTGATCACTGGCATTATCACAGGATGATATTATGGCAAAGTTTGACGCATATCCTAAGGCGGACTCCGTTCTGCCCGACGACCTTCTGATCACGGATGGTACCCGAGGGACTAAGACAGTCAAGGCCTCCGAGGCCTTGTACAAGTTCCTCGAATCGGTTCCACAGATGCATAAGATCATCTGGCGTGGTAAGAACCTCGGTAATCGCTACACGTCGGAACAGCAGGCGGCCGTGGCAAACGGTACTCTGACTGATATTTGGCTTGGCGACTACTGGGAGAAGGACGGTGTCAAGTGGACGATCGTCGACTTCGAGGTTGCAAGTCAGTCGATGCAGGATCTACCTTCCACGTACCTGACTATCATGCCCGACCAGAGCATCGCTACTGCAGAATTCCTGACTAGTGATACGAACGTCAACATGAAGGATACTCATATTTACAAGTATCTCGAAAGTTGGGTGGGATACAAGTTCGAAGGAGTGTTCGGCGCTGCTCATATCCTGGACCATTCGGTTGGCTTCGAAGGAGAATGGGCCAACGGATCGTGGGAGTCCATGCGTATCGGAGGACCTACCGGATACGAACGTCTTCGAAAGAAGATCGTACTTCCGAACGAAATCGATTGGTTTGGGTCTAGGGTCCTATCGACCTTCGCCAACGAACAGTGGTCTAACCAGTCCACATCAACTAGGCAGTTCGCAGCACTTCGAATGGGATGGACTCCGAGACTACCTCAAAACGTCGGAATCTGGATCCATGCACGGTCCTCCGCGCGATATTACGGATGCATCAAGCGAAACGAGGGCGTCGTAATGGAGGTTGGAACCAAGCAGCAGGGCGTGTGTCCATACGTCTTCGTGCGGTGACATATTTGTAGAAAAAGGGGCTATATTTATGGATCCATGGATGCAAGTCCTACTCTCCGTTGTGGTAGCTCTCATTTCTTCCAACGGCATCTGGCTGTATTTCAGCAAGAGATCCGACAAGAATGACGCCCATACGAAGCTGATGCTCGGGCTTGCTCATAACCAGATCATTGAGCAGGGTATGCTCTACATCGATCGTGGTTACGTCACCAAGGACGAATACGAGGACTTCGTGAAGTACCTATATTCGCCTTATGCAGTCTTCGGAGGTAATGGCCTCGCGGAGAAGATTTTCAAGGAGGTCACAAACCTCCCTATTCGTCGAAAGGAAGACGATGACTGACAAAGTTTACAACATCCTCAAGTACTGCGCGCTGGTGGCGTTGCCGGCGTTCGGTACTTTCTACACGACGGTGGCCACCCTATGGGGATGGTCATACGTCGCGGAGGTTAGCGGCACGATTCTGGCGTTCGACACTCTTCTGGGTGCGTTCGTCGGTATTTCCTCTGCTCGGTACCAGCCGGCAGTGGATGGGGTCCTTCACGTTAACCCCAACACCCAGGAAACGTATGCTGCACTCACCACTCCTACCGACACGGTTGTCTCGAACGGCACGATGCTTCTGAAGGTGCAAGAGAGTCCTGACATGTGACGCAAGGAAAACTAGGGGCATAATGAGATCTACAGAAAGGATATCTCATGACCGATGAAAACCTCACCCTCGACGACATCGAGCAGGACCTCATCAATCAAGTTTACAGCTTGGATGCGGACGATCCTAAGACTACCATCGCCATCGAGAATCTCAAGACGATTCATCAGATCAACGAAAAGCCCGACCCGGTTTCT